AAAAGCCCCCGAAGGGGCCTAGTATTACAGGTCGCGATCTTCTGGATCTTCTGTAAGTAATTGAGGTTTAGTTTTTTTGGGTTTAGCTTCTGAAGTATCTTTAACTTCGATCTTCTTTGGCTTTTTATGCTCAGGAATAATACGCTCAAGGAAAACCTTTAGCATACCATTGAACATTTCGGCATTTTGTACTTCGATTTGATCATCGAGTGCAAAAGTACGGGTGAAGGCACGATTGGCAATTCCTTTAAATAAGAAATTGTCTTCGGCTTCGTTTGACTGAACGTTACCTTTAATCAACATCTTACCATCAGCAAGTTCGATTTCAATATCTTGTTTGGCAAAACCAGCAACAGCTACTTCAACAACGTAAGTATTATCGCCTGTCTTTTTAATATTGTATGGAGGGTAGTTAGGAATGTTTTTTGTCATGTCGTCATGCATTTTAGCAAGACGGGTGAACTGGTCATCAAAACCAACAAAAAATTTATCCATGTCCTTAAAACCAGGACCAAAATTTGTAAGTAATGTCATATTAAGCTCCCTTTTTAGTAGTACCTGTAATTGCATTAGCAAATGTTTGAGCTGTCAGTGTTAATACATCACTGGCAGATTTAGCAATTTGCTTTGTAAAGACACGCTGTGCCTCGACAAAATCAACTAAAGGTTTTTTAAGGGATTCTTCCTGTACAGTTTGTTTGAGGAAGGTAATTTTGGCGTCTTGAATTGAATCAATAGCCATGTTTGCGTAGAACATATAGTTTCTCCTATTAAGCGAGTTTAAAATTCGATACCCCGAAGGCGTATCATTAATCCAGCTTACCGACTACTGGGGTGCCTTATCGTTGCACCGGCTTTAGACGCTCCTAAGGTAGAAGAGCCTGTAACGTTCCCATCCCGGGGATATTATTATTTATACGATTAATCGTTAGAATCTATTCTTTTTTTACTACCAATATTATACTTGGTTTGTAAATCCCATTCGTGCTTATCTTTATACGCAATTACTTTAATCTGCGATAGAGGGGCTAGATCGGTAAATTTTGTAGCATCTATAATCTTTACCAGTTCCCAATCAGAGAGAAGCTTGGCAATTGTATTTCTGCGTTCTAGATCGTTCTCTGTTAAGTCGGTCTGCTTCCCATCTAAGGCAAAGAGTTCCTTAAAGTGAACGATATAGTATTTTCCTTGTTTATGTAAAATATGGCAAGATTGAAAAAGAATCTTATCTTTTCTTGAGGCGACACCAATTCTTGTTAGTGTTTCTCTTACCTTAAGAAAATCATCTGGCTGAACAAGTAGGACTTCTAGGGGTGCATATCCAGGTAAGTCAATCTTGAAGTACTCGTTTGACATTATTAATTCCACCTTTTTCTAATTTTTGTTTTATCAGGTCAATTTGAGATTGATCTAGAAGGGGAAGTACTTGGCGTGCTTTATCTGTGCTATAACCATAGTATTGTTTTATTACTTCTATCGATTCAATCTTCTCAGCTTTAATCCACTTGTTATAGCGTTTCTTAGGCCTAATATTATTTATTAGAAATTGGAATTGGAGTTTCTTATCGAGATGAGGTCTGGAATTCATCTCGTTTGCCTGGATTACGGTATCAGCGCCGTACGAAAGCCCTTTATTTACAATGTATGGAGCATATTGTTTTTCAGCCCAATCATCCACCATAAGATCATTCTTATTATAGGTGATTGCATTTATAAATTCAAAAGGTGAGATAGCTGGTGCCTTATAAGGCTCAATAACCAGCTCCACCTTAGGTTCCCCAAACATTAAAATACCATCCTAATTAAACCGATTGTATCGATTGTAGTAAGCAAGATGTAGTTAGCCAACATGCCAAATGATTTCCTAGTATAACTAGCCCAAGCATACATAGCACAGCCACTAATCCAGATAGGATATAAAACAAGTAAAGGAGGATTGGGAACTGTGACGGCCATGGTGATTGAGCAACCAATACTAACAGCCCAAGCGAGCAACTCAATACAAAAACGAAAAGGGTGAGTTCTATAATCATCTTTTATCCATTCAAATGTAGGTCTTAATAGTTCATTCATTTAAAATCCAATCTTCTGCACTATCTTCAGCTTTATCGAGATTTTGAAAATATAATTCCTTCTGAGTTTCAAAATAACTATCTAGACACAATACCCTATAACTATCACCACGAGCAAATACCGCCGCATACTTAATTTTATCTTCTGAATAATGTTCACTAATTAATGATGTCATTTTAACTCCACAGATGCCATAATTTCAGTTAAGCATGCAACCAAGTTAATCTCTTGATCAGCTACAAATGCGGACTTATACTGATAGTCAGCAATCGTTAGAACTAGTTGCGGTACTTGATTAGTTAACGGTACAAAGGTATCATAGATCTTACGGAATAAGGATACAGGGTCATTATCTAAGTTATTAACAACCCATGCACGCATCTTCTTCCAGTCTTTTTCTTTAATAGCATCAACCAGCTCTTTCATATTAGCTTCACTGACACTAACTAAGATACCTTCATCAATAGAACCGGATTGAGAATAACGCTGAAGCTCATTTAACGTTCTACGAAAGTCAGGGAAGTACTTCTGCACAATCTTAACAATTACCTTTTGATCAAACGGTATAGCTTCTTGCTCTAGTATACTGCATACACGCTTAAAGAAGTTAGCTGCAATAGTTGGTTTATCTGCGTTAGGAATCTTAAACTCAATTACTGCACACCTTGAATGCAAAGGTGGTATAATACGATTCTTAAAATTACAAGTTAGAATAAAGCGACAATTGCTTGCAAACTCTTCGATGAACCCACGCAGTGCAGGCTGAGTAGAGTTAGGGTTTAAGTAATCAGCTTCGTCAAGAATAACTACCTTAGTGTTACCACTAAAAGAGACCGTGGAGGCAAATTGCTTAATTTTAGTGCGCAATACATCAATGCCTGACTCTTCTGATCCGTTAATAATCATATAGTCAGTTTGAAGCTCCTCACACAGGGCTCTTGCTACTGTAGTCTTACCAGTACCTGCGGAACCACATAGCAACATATTCTGAATCTCGCCTTTAGCAACCATCTGCTTAAAGTACTCTTTCTGAGATTCAGGTAAGATACAATCGTCAATTTTCCTAGGGCGATATTTTTCAACCCAGATAAAATGCTCACTCATATGCTACCCTCAAACTACTGAACCAGGTTCTGCTGCAATCCAATATTGTAGTTGTCTAGATTCATGCTTGAAATGAAGGAACTTAGCTTTACCATTAGGAGTCTTAGCAACCGTAATATCATATGCATCAGGAATAACTTTTAGATTCTCAACTGCAATAAAGACGTCAAAGTCATCAAAGGATGTACCTAGAGACTTCCTAAAGTTAGATGCAGTATCATTTTTACGATCACTTACCGATAATATTACAGCTTGACTCTTACAAGTCACCGATACAGTAGGTGCACCGGTGATAGCGGCCGCTTTCATAATCATCTGAATATCTTCAGCCGTTACTTTAAACTTATAAACATCGATATGCTCAATCTCAGTAGTAGGAGCAGCAGTTACAATCTCAGGATTAGAATAGTAGTATTCAAACTTACCAGCCGGGCTAGTAATACCGATACATTTATCTCCAAACTCAATATCCTGGCTATCGGTCAACGTCCACATAGCCAGTAAGGAGTTTAAATCATAGATTGCAAACTCTTTAGGTATTGTTTCTTTGATGGTAGCTTTAGCAAAGATATTCTTTGCGTTAGAGATAGTACTAACTGCATCGCCTTCTTTAAATACAATATTAGTATTGATCGATGCAAAGTTCTTCAGCAGCGCAATAGTTTCACTTCCAATTTTCATAATATAGTCCTTATAATTACATATTATAACGTCATTTCCAGCTCAGTGCTACTTCTTTCGTTGGCATGGGACCATTATATTTGTCGATACAATACTGTCTTTCTTTTGCATCGAGTTCTTGAAACTTAGGATCCCGGAATGCAGAGGAACCGTGTTCTCTAAAGCAAACCAAAACGTCATCTATCATAATAGGGTCACCGTGGTAGTAGTAAGACCGGTAGAAGTATTCACCGTCTACAATCCACAGTAAGTCATCATCCATCTCGATTGCGCAGTCTCGTCTTACGGCATAGTTAGATGGATTACCGGTTGTGTTATCACCATTCACGTACTTGTTACCATACCAAGGCAATCTAGTATCAAAGTACTGAGACCTATCTTCATTACAATGTGTAAACCCAGATATAAACCATTTACCCCCAGGGTTATTATCAAATGCATCACTTATCTTTTGTAACGCTAAAGGATCTACAAAGAAGTCATCCATGTAAAGTAATTTTACAATATCTCCCGTTGCATGCCTCACAGCACTATTAACATTGTTAGCAGCATTCTTCTTCTCACTGGTATTACGTACATACCGAATATTAAGAACATGGTCAAAAGTATCTACAATAGATCTTAAGTTATCGAAAGTACTTTGATCTGAAATAACAACTTCAAAGTCTTTAAACGTTTGAAAGATTAGATGAGAAAGATATTCAACAAGAAACTTTTCTGATCGGTTACTTTCCATTGTATACACCGGGCAACAAATAGAAATTTTAGACATAATCAACACATACCCCATGAACACCTAGCGACCGATACGCTAAAAAATCAACTTTAGAACCGAAGTCAAGTATGACTTGTTTCCACGAATAAACGTTTTGAGGTTTAGGGTATGTCCAGACATAGTTCATAGAAGTCAAGGTATATTCATCTTTATCGTGAAAGAAATAATTAATACTTTTTATCCCGTGAAGTCTAGAACTTGAGGTTAAATCTTTGCAGTGGATCCATAATCTACTTTTATTTTCAATTATGTAATCTAGTGTAATGGGATAAGTTGGCTCGTCGTGACCAAGATATAGTTCATTATTATATAACCGGAGATCAATTTCTACATCGTACCCCTGGCGGATACAATAGTCAATAACTTCTGGTTTATTTTCATTATCTGGATCAGGTCCAAATGTATTGCCTCGATGACAAATTATTTTCATATTAAATGTCTTTAGGAGCACCTAAAGGTTGAACGTTAAGATATTGTTTCCAAGGTTGACCTCGATCAGTACGCTTAAGTTTTCTAAAGCCTCGTTTGCGGATTATTACATTATCACCTGGTTTATGCAATCCATCAATACATTCTTTAACAATTTCAGCCACTTGTAGCGTTGACAGCCTAGTTCGTTTATCTTCACCTGGGTAATCATGCTCGCGCATTTTAGTATCTACGCGACCGGGGCTAATTGAATAGGCATTGTAACCTTCAAGGCCAAGTGACTGAACGAAAGAGATAACCCCAGACTTAGACGCCGAGTAACCGCTGTGCTCTGGTTTACCGTACATACCGGCAACCGAGGCAATAAAGATCATAGTTTCGACACCAGCATTAATTGATTCTCTAGCAATTAAATAACTACCGGTTAGGTTTACATCAATCTCTTCTTTCCAGTGATCAATATTAGACTCCTTAACTACTTGAACATGAGAAATACCTGCGCAGTTAACAATAATATCTGGGCTATATTTTGCTAGCGTTGATCTTATCTGTTTTACGTCTCTAACATCGCATTCTTCTTTTGGAATGTTTACAGTATCAGGATATAGTTGTTTGATACCTTCACCAATGTCACTCTTACCAAAAATTAATACTTTCATAATACAACATCCCCGTTTTCAACTTTATCTAAAAATATTTCTAATTCATATGGCGTACCAAGCATATGCTTTTTGTTAACATCAACTTCATATACCGATACATTACCTAAACCTGCAATTAACTCATTATATGCAGGCGCAATATAGAACTCGTTATTAGTTCTTATATTTTTAGCAATCATCATAACTACACTCTCGATATATTCATTACCATGTCGGAAGTAGTAGATACCTGCGCATGCTTTATCGGAAATAACTTTCTTTTCTGCTACTTCAATTACTTGACCTTTTTTAACCTTAGCATAACTATGATGGGGGTTTGTTGAATTAAATACTACCAGTGACCCATCCCGGTCTTTAGACTGTTCTAGGAAATCATCAAAGTTCCATTCAAGATATTGATCACAGTTTGCAATAACTAACGGCTTTGAATTATTAATGTAAGGCAATGCCATCAACGTGGTACACGCAGCACCCTCTGTAACAATATCCAATGGGATAATTGTGCCCTGTTGCTCAAGAAATTCTTGAAGCCCGTTATCTAAATGTTCTTTCAATGCAATAAAAATAAAATTACACTCACTGTGTTTAGACGTAAGCGAATCAATGACACGTTTAATCATTGGAACGCCAACTACGTCAATCATTGGTTTAGGCTTATCATAACCACTC